GGAGAAGAGAGAACATCAGCATATGGTGCTGAAGTGAGAGGATCTGGATAATTACGATTAACATTTATTTTTCTTGGAGGATTTAAATCGTCCGTAAAAAAAAGCATATCATCTATTAAATTAACTCCAGTAATAAGGTAAGTTGGATTAAAATTTAATACAGATGAAGACACTACATGTAGTGTTACACCTGTTGTTTGTGTGTTATAAGAAATAATAGCGTCTAATTTATTACCACCTACAGCATCATTTTTTGGATCGTGTACAAACCAATATAGAGTTTCATTTATACCATCGTCAAAACTACCAATTGTAGTTGCGGCTGATGAAAAAGTTTTGCCATTCCACGTAATCGTAGTCATCTGCTCATTACCTCGTGAGTTTTCTACAGCACCAATTTCAGTAGTTTCTGTAGCACCCACACGAACATTCATAGCATCGATATACTCACCTGGAGGAAGAAGTCTTTCGTCAATAGACTTATTCATTCTTCCCTTGTTAAAATTTGTAGTTTCTATACCCATACTATTTTATCCATTTATCCTGTCCTCGCATATTCATCAAGAGTCTACCAGGATGTATATTGCTCAATCGTATTTTTGCATTTCTTAACAAAGAAGCTTTATCTTTTCTTGCTCTATTAACAATATATTCTTGAATTCCATAACGTCCATTTAATATTGAATAGCGAATATAAGCGTATATAAATTCTTCAAATAATTTATTTACACTAACAGCCGAGTCATTTCCATTTTCCATTCCATCTGAAACATATTCTAAAACTACTGAGTTTGAGCCACCCATTGAACTAAAATTAATAACACCACTTTTTTTATCTATTTTAAATGTAGGGTTTACATTAGCCGTTTCTGTATTTAATCCAAAACGTGCACCTAATTGATAATCAAAATACCAACACCCATCTAATTCAACACCTTGTTGTCCGTTAAAAGGACTATTGTCATTTAAATAAATACCTGTTGATCCTCTTGACAAATCTAATTCTGAATCTTGTGGGCTTAACGCATTACCATCTTGATCAAATAATATATTATCATTATTGTCTTGTAAGTATGCAGATGACCAATTTGTTTGTATGTTTTCAGTTAAGGGATAAAGTATACCATCTTTAAATTGTGATATTCTAACCCAATTAACAAAATCAGAAGGTAAAATATACCTATAGTTGTTATCAACATCTATTTGTAATATTTTTATTTCTTTCATTGCATCGTAGTTCAACTCTTGAATACCACGTTTAGCGTGAAATATAACTTGATATCTGTCAATGTTATTTAGCAATTCATGATTACCTTGATACATTAACATAAAATTGTTTACAATGTTTTGTAGTGTTATGTATTGATAAGAACCCCAATTTTCATTAGTAGGATTTATATCATTATTTTGATAATATTCGTATTGTGTTATATATGCCATCTTATTGTGATTCTTGGGATTCCATTATTTCTTCTGCTTGTCCAAATTTATATACAGCGTCTTCTCTTATTTCTATTCCTACATATTGACATATTTTAGCTATTAAAGCTGGTTCGTCTGACAATGGTAATTCAAAATCTTGATAACTTGTTGATGATGAATCAAATAGAGGTTCACCAGTTTGCAAACTTAAATAAGTCCATTGTGGTGGTAAAGGATATCTAATGTATTGTGCTTTCACTGCAAACGCTTGACGTATAGTTAATGGATAAACATCAACTGTATTTCCAGTAATTGCATTAGGTGTAGCTACATTACTACTTGCTCCCCCTAAAACATAAGCGGGGAATTGAGTTGTTGGTGCAGTTAAATTAGAACTCGTTAGTAAAAATAATTTATTTTGATTAACTCTTTCTACTTCAGTAATATTAGTCGCACTGTAAATAGAGTAAGCATCGTTTAAATTCATTATGTTAGCACTTAAAGACAATACAGTAGTACTGTCTACATTAGTAACAAAACATTGTACTCCTGTCGTTTGATTAACTATAATGCTACCAATTTCAGGAGTAAGTAAAGATGATGGATTACTTACAAAATTTTGAGTACTATCGGTTAATTTAAAAGCAGTGACTACTGTATTTGTTCCAGTATATAGTTGAGTCGGATAATAAAATAATTTATTAATTAAATAATAATCTACTGGAAGTTGATATCTATTTGTGTTGTTTAAATCTACTGCTAATTGACCTAAGAATATTTCTGCCGAAAAACTATCAATTACTTCTACTAAACTTTTTACAATATCTGCATATCCTGTTCCTGAAGTTCTTTGGTTTTCTCTTGAAATCCAATTGTTGTATTGGTAAAAATAATCCTCAAACATATCCATTTGAGCTTGTTGAGCATATAAATTAAAATCTTGTGGAGATATGTAACCGTAATTGTTTTTATTAGCTATAGCTAATACGGTATTTCTAACATCATTAATAGGCATAATAAATTCTTTTTACAAAGATAACAAAAAAAAAAGAGGCTACTTTATTTGTAACCTCTTCTTATTTAGTTAGTTAATTTGCTTATTAAGCATTAACGATACTTGTTACAGCTTTTGGAAGAGTTACCACATAATAAGGTTTCTGCCAAGATGTACCTAATGCTACCTCTGCATTGTCTAATATTGCATCGTAAACATCATGAGCAACCTGAGCTGCTGTTGTTACTGTAGTAGTAGTTCCATCAACATAATCGATTGTTACAGTTACTGCTGTAGCTGTTGCTGTTGATACTGCTTTAACTCCGTCAAGACTGATTAATTGACCAGTAATAGGAGCGTTTGAAATTTTTAGAAATTTTACCATTTTATAAAAAGTTTTTAATGGGTTATTGAGAATATTCTCATAACAAAGATACGCTTATTTCGATTGATCTTTTAAGCGTTTTGACAATCCTTTAAATGTTTCTAAACCATCTTCAGATTGAAAATAAGAAGCTACAATAAACTCAGCGTCTTCTCCAAAAGGAACAGTTAGTATTTTTTTCTTGTTTTTTGGTAAATTAAAATACACATCTCTTTGATTGTTTCTAAACATTAAAAATCCTGCATCAAAAAACTTGAACACTGTGTCTTGTAATTCTAACATTGGATCATTTAAAGTGTCCATGAAATCTTGAGGTTCTTGTTTAGCATATAATAAAATATCTCTTTTGATTTCAATAGTAGACATTTTATCTACACCTCTGCCTAAAAGTATACGAGATACTGATAGCATTTTTTCTAAAGGTAAATTTTTAGCTAATATTTGTGCATCTAATTCCATCTCTACAACTTCCAACTCTTCAGCCGCATCTCTTGCAGAATTTACTTCTTCAAAGACAACTCCGTTTTGTGGATGTAAATGTAAAAATTGTTGTAATATTTGATTTTGTTTTTGAACATATAAAACTCCATCTTCAAACACAATAGGTTCTAAAATAGCATTTCCATCTTGTTCATCTTCAAAAGGTGTTTTTTGATTTCTTGCATAACGTAAAGGTTTGTTTACACCTTCAGTTTCATCAAAATGTAATAATGGGAATCGTCTTGAATTTCGAGAGGCTAACATATAAGATAATGGAGCTACATCTCTTTTTAGTCTGTAGAATTTATCTACAAATTTACTTGGTTTTTTCATAATAAAAAGATTTAATTTAATTTAAAATTTATAAAGTAATAATTACCCCCGTTTAAAAACGAGGGTAAAAATTACAAATTGTTATATTAGTCTTGGAATATAAAGAAGTTGTTTGCACCTAAAGTACATACAGCTCTTTCACTCAAGAAGTTTACTTCCATCGCATCAAGATCAGAAGTTCTTGCACCACCAGCAGAACCAGTAATCCAAGTTTTGTAACGTCTGTCTTCAGTTTCAGAAGCTCTATATCTAACATGTAAGAATGGTCTCTTAGCGTTCTTTCCTAAGATTTGGTCATATACTGTAGTTGAACCAGCTGGAACTAAAAGTCCATTTACTGATCCACCAACAATATCACCTCTCATAGTAGGATCGTTTAGGTATTTCCAGTCAGACTTGTAAAAGTCATAACCTCTTCTAAATCCTGTAAATCCAAGATTTAAAGCCATTTCTTCATCATTGTCAAATAAACCATATGAAGTACCACCTGCTCCGTAAGAGTTTTGTGCTGCTAACATATCATCTATATCAAATGAGAATTCTCTATTTACGAAAATTACATTTTCTTCAATAGCTCCTTGCTTATCCAGTCTTTGGATAATGTTGTCAAACTGAGCTAATACTTGTGGGTTTCCTCCACCCCAAACATTACCTCTTTGTCCTACAACAAAGAATATACCATCAGAACCATTAAGGTTTGCCGCAGAACCTCCTGCCGCCGTTCCTTGTAAGAAATCACCAGCTCCAGATGTTGCATCTGCAGGTACTGCTTCAATCATTGCAGTCTCAAGATAATCTTCAAATCTTAATCTTGTTTCGTGCTCAGATTTTAGATACCATAAATATCCAGAAGCTCCATTTTCAGTTGTTACTTCAATCCATCCAATTTGAGCCATGTCAGAACCAGAAACAGAATATTTGTCTTTGATTATAATTGGCTTGTTATCGAAGATAAAGTCATCAGCTTCTAATGAACCTTGCATTCCAAGAGTTCCTTTGTTGAATTCTGAACCATAAATAAAGATATCACATGGTACACCAGCAGCTACTGCTTGTCCACCTGCTTCATAATAAGCTATTTCAACTTGATTAACAGCTGTTCCAGCTCCAGCATCACTTGGTCCTGCAGTTACAATACCTTTGT